CTGACGATCTATCAGATGTATTGCCAGTGCAGCTTGGTACATTCACCGAACAGTTCAACATCAACTGGTTTCAGCAGCAGACAGGCAAGCAAGTGTCTGCCAGCCAGCATGAGATCAAGCTGGATGTAGACGGTGTGCCATGTAAGGGGATGCTTGACGGTCTTGTCGAGGGCGTTACACCAATCGAATGCAAGCACACCTACGACAACAACACCATTGAGAATGTACTCAAGCAGTACATGCCACAGATCCAGTTCTATATGTGGGTCGGAAACTACACAGATTGTTATCTATCAGTTCTGTTTGGCAACAGACGCTGGGACTCAGTGCGTGTATCTCGTGCCGATGATTACGTCGAGCGGATGCGTGTGCATCTCAAGACATTCTGGCAGCTTGTTGTAGATGATACACCGCCAGCAGAAGCTGACGAGGTGTATGGCAACCACGTTGCCTCGCTCAACACAGACAAGATTCCTGTCAACGATATGGTCAAGCGTGATGCGTCTGGTGACAACGAGTTCATCAGCCGGTGCCACGACTACATAGAACAGCAGGGCAATGCACAGCTATTTGAATCTGCCAAAGCCGATCTCAAGGCAATGGTAGGCGATGGAGAACGAGAGGTGTACTGCGATCTCCTCACCATCAAGCGCGACAAGCGCGGATCACTTCGTATCGCAGTAAAGGAGAACCACTATGACGACTAAGAATCTAGCCACAGCGCTAATCAAGTTCCACGACAGTGGCGCAGCAGCCAAGAAGGGTGCAGCCAACCCCTTCTTCAAGTCCAAGTATGCCAGCCTAGAGGAAGTCATTGAGACTGTCCGCGCAGAAGCTGGCAAGGTTGGGCTGACATTCACCCAGCTTGTCGACTTCGATGAGCATCACATCTTTGTAACCACAACAATCATGCACGAGTCTGGCGACTCAATGACTGGTCGCACACCTGTGCTTACCAAAGATAACACCGACCCGCAAAAGATGGGCAGCGGCATTACTTACGCCAAGCGTTATGGTTTGCAAGCAGCCTTTGGTCTGCCGTCAGAAGACGACGATGGCAATGCAGCCAGTGTGTCATCACCCAAAGTAACCAAAGTTGCCAAGAAGAGCAGCGCACCAGCAGAGGAGACATGGTAATGCTAGGAATCAACAAACGACTCGACAAGATCGAGTACCGACTCGCACGTATCGACAAGATGCTTGAAGACATGCTGACAGTTCCAAAACAGGTACCGTCAGTTGTAGTTCACAAACCTGTATCGGAAAGCAGACAACGCAAAACAGACTGGTATCCAGAGAGTCTAGCCAAGTTCATGCTGACCAGATACAGAACCATTGACGATGCAATGGCTAAGTTCGGATACACCAAAGAGTCAGTCAGAACCTACATCAAGAACATGCGCAAAGCAGGATTGCCTATCAAGACTCGCGGACGCGCACCAACCCAATACAAAATCGACAACCCACACAAGGGAGCAAAACCCAATGGCTGAATACGACAACACAAACTCCGGCATCGCTGGCAAACCTTGGCCCGAACAGAAGCTGCTGCTTAACGGCAAGCTGAATGTATTCGGTGAAGACATGCCAATCGTCATTGTCACAGCAGAAACAAACACAGGCGAGAAGCGCCTAGAGGTCTTCCAGAAGATCGGTGTTATGTTTAGCAACGACAAGAACGGCAATGACAAAGCGCCAGATTACTCAGGCCCACTCGACGGCTTGCATCAAGACTGGCGTGTTGCTGGTTGGCGAGGCGAGAAAGATGGACGCAAGTTCATGTCACTCAAAGTCAGCGAGAAACAGAAGCAACAACAAGAAGCAGAACCACATGTAAACTACACGCTGAAGCAAGAAGTTGCTTCACAAGAGGTCGATGATGATATACCTTTCTAGGCAGTCGGTTTTGGTTCTCCGGCTTAACTCCTAGCAAACTGACGGTCAGACCAACCTCACGGTCTGGCCGTCTTTCTTATGGAGACAACAATGATACTTGTAATACCAAGAAACGATGGCTTGAAGATTAGCGTCGAAGGCAAGCTGCATCACAAAGACATGACGCCAGAAGAGATGATGCAGATGGGTATTAGATTCCAGCAAGCCGCATTAGAAATGATTAGGCTGGAACAGCTAGAAGCCGCATCCGATCAACCAGACGCTGCGCACGGTTCGGCACCTGTCGATACCAACGGCTAGATTCCATCTGGTTTGCAGCCTCGTCCCACTCACCAGCCTCGACAGCAGCCTTCATCATTTTGAATTTTGATAATCTTGGATAACCAAGGTTAAACATCATGTTGGCAATTATTAACTGACAATCATCTGGTAACTCTGTGAAGCTGTCATACAAACGCAAGCAGTCACGCCGCACACTATCAAGATCCTGCTCAAAAGCCTCTCGCACCCGATCCTCATCAATCGGGGTGCCGAGAGGCTGGCCGTGTTCTGGATCATCTTCTGTAATTAGGTGGCCCACACCGAGCGTGGCGTATCCAAGATGATCGTTATAAATTTCATACTTACAACCTTCATCAATCTTCAACTCTTCCATCAGTTTATCGATGTTCATTTCTTCAAACCTTTCAATCCGCGCAAACCAAATGACGCTGCTATTGAGGCATACATCGCCCACTGGAACCAGCTTGGTGTACGACTCAACGCATCGAACCCACGCTCAACATAGGGCTGCAATGGCGGTATAAAACACATGGCAATTATAGCTATGAACAAGATAGTCCAAGCCTCATCCTTCCAGCTATCCTTGCTGGCTTCAGCCATAATCTTTTCCCAGCCAGCTTCATGCGTGGCAGCGACCTTCATCACCTCAGCCTCAGCCTCAGCACGGGCCACCTTTACCTGACTCTTAGCAGCCTTCTCAGCAGCCTTGCCTTTCAGCCAGCCACCAGCCAGTTCACCTACAATGGGCAGTAAAGCCTGTATCATTTACTTTGTCCTGTTGTGCATGTCCCACATTATCGCTTCTCACTTCCAAGCCAAACAGCAAAAGCGCCAGTCATTGCACCGCTGACCACACTAACCATTGCGGACTGCTGTGTAGTAATATCATCTAATGACATTCCCCATTCAATCACACGAATGTACATAATGGTCATAACAAACATCATAAAGCGCGGCAGTATCTTCCACTGCAAAACCTGTTCAGCACTCATTTCTGGCTATCCTTGATTGCTTTGAGGGTGTCATAAATATTAGGTGGCGGTGGCTGATCGATGTCCCACTGGCAGAGATATTCCTTTGGGCGAAACTCTCTAGGTGCAAACATCATAGTCTCTTGGGTATTGTGTGCGCCACGATACACGCATGCTGTGGTTTTCTTATCAATCTTCATGCACTTGGTAAGTCTGCACACAGTCAGATCGTTAGCAGCCTGTGCAAAAGCACCCCTCATCCAGAAGGCAAACAGCAATATACCAACTATGCCAAACACAATAACGAGGACAACACCTACGTTACCAGCAGTCTCAATGTTTTTCTTTCTGCGTTTAACAGCAGCTTGCCTAGCTTTAGCCCTGCCATCCTTGGCTTCTTCACAGAACCGCTCATAGTCACGCCACAGACCAGGGCGACCAGACAGTATCATCAGTTCTTTGAGTTGCTTTTCTTTCTCACGGATCTGCTCAAGAGCCATAAACTCTTCAAGATCATTACCGCCTACACCTCTGGCACGTTTCTTGTTGCCCTCTCGCATAAGGTCTTCTTTGCAAGAGACAAAAGTGCCAAGAGCCTTGCCAGCAGAAGCTAGTTCACGTCCATTCTGAATGGTGGTTTTAATAACTGCAAAGGCTGCATTGGCTGCTGCAAGTTCTGCTAACATCAGTACACCTTTGTGTCCTTATCTACCATGACTGGCAAACAGTAAGCGGTGATCTTCTGTCCTTGTTTATGCAGTCGTTGTGCAAAGTACACGCAGTCATCAACAGAGCGAAAGTACATATCATTGCTCTTGAGGCGTTGCTCTTCACCCAAGCCGACAAATACAAACAACAAGAAGACATGAATCATCCATTAACAATTAGCCCTATAAGCAAAACAATGGTGGTGCCAGCCGTGCCGATCATTATGTGTTCGATGCGTTTGATGCGCAGAATGGTTTCTTTCCAACGTTCAGAGCAGACAGCTTCGTGAGTGTCGATCTGCGCTTGTACAGATGCAGCGGTGGGCTTAGACACTTTGTGCATCCATCGCAGTCTGGTATGCAGTCTTCACAGCGTCCGACCACACGGCGTTGCACACTGCCTGTACAGATGCGTCTTCACCGCTGATGTCGGTATCGCCCCAAGTGTCGTCAGACTTGGTGCTGCATTGCAGGACATG